TGGCTCCGTGCGTCCTGGGGTCCTGGTGGGTGTGTCAGACGGTCTCCACCCGGGCCGCGGGCCCGTCACCGCTGGTAGCGTGCCATGCGACACGTTCGGATTCTCTGCTGGGTGATCGTCGCCGAAGTCGCAACCGGGTCCATTGCGCGGCTCTTACGCGGTCTGACGACCGGCTAAATCCCCGGCAGGACACACGCCCCGGCGACGATGCCGAGGGTGATGCTCCCCGCCCCGACGGCGCGGCGGGTGGAGCGGAACGGGGGGGCCGGGCCTTCCCCCGGGCCCGGCCCCCTCGACAGAACAGAACCCCCCGGCGTCATGCGGCGAGTGGCCGGGGGGGGTGCCGGCTGGCGGATTGAGACTCCGCGCCAGGCTCGGCGTAAACCCCGCAAGCCGGGGCGGTCCCTCCTTTGTCGTTCTCTGGGGGCCGGCCCCGGCACACTTCACCATGCCCCGATGCGGATTCGTCGAGCTATCCATGAGTCAATCCCTCCGGCTCGAATACCTCGACCCGGCCGAGCTGGCGGCAAACCCGCTTAACCCGAAGTTTCACCCCCCCGAGCAGCTCCAGGCCGTTCAAGAGTTGGTCTCCGACGTCGGCTGGGCCGGCGCGCTCCTCTTCAACGAAGCGACCGGCCGTTTGCTCGACGGCCACGGCCGGAAAGAGCTGTTCGAGCACAAGGGCCCGGTGCCGGTCCTGATCGGCAGTTGGAACGAGGCGCAGGAAAAGAAGATCCTCGCGTTTCTCGACCCGACATCTTACATGGCCCGAATCGACCGACAGGCCCTCGACCTGTTGGCGGCCGGTGACGACCTCCTCGACGGCGCCTCGGCCGTCTTCGCCGAACTCCTCGACTCCATGCGGGCGGCCTCCGAGCTGATGGCCCCCGCGGCAGACCAGGCCCCGGCCGACGTGGTGGCCGACCCGGGGCAGGGCGACGGTTCCGGCGGGGGGGAGGGTAGCTCCAGCCCCCCCCGCCGGCACCCGGCGGCCGACGTCCCCGACGCGCTCTGGCCGAGCAATGACGATTGGGGAATCCCGCTCCTCGACCTGGCCTTACAGGCCGATTCGGTCGAATTCCCCGTCACCCTCTGGGGGAGCCAGGGCCAGACCCGGGCGATGCGCGGGACCTGGGTTTTCTACGCCAATGACTCCGTGTTCGAGCCGTTGTGGTCGAACCCCGGCAAGGTCCTAACGAGCGGCGCGCCGTGCCTCGTCGAGCCGAATTACAGCACTCATGAGCAATCGCCGTTTGCGGTCGAACTCTGGGGGATCTACCGGCGCCGTTGGCTCGCACGCTACTGGCAGAGCCAGGGGCGTCGGGTCTTTGTTGATCTCAACGTACATCATCGTTTGCTTGAGCCTCACCCCGCGGTCTCGGGCAACGCGCCCGCGTTCCTGGGAGTTCCCCGCGGCTGGCGGGCCTTCGCCTCGCGCGCTCACGGCAACCGGCCGGAGATGCTCGAAGCGGAGCACGATGCGGCCCTCACGCACTCGGGCGAGGGGTCCATCCTCTTCCTCGTCTACGGCGGCGGCAAGCGAGTGAAGGACATGGCCCGGGAACGGGGCTGGGTGTGGGTCCCCGAGCAAAACGACGTGAAGGGCCGTAATCGTGGCGCTCAATCTGAACATGCTTCGGAATAAGACCGTCGGCCCCGCGCCCGCGGGCCCCCTCGGCGGCAAAGCCAAGTCCAGGGCGGCCGGCTTCGTCGCCGGCCGGAACTTCGGGCTCTCGAAGGACAAGAAGGCCTCGGCCGGCGCCCGTGCGGGCATCGGCCGGGCCGGTCGCGGCAAGCCCCGGCGGATTGCGACCGTCGGAACCGGGGTCACCCCGCCGAGGGGCCCGGCCGGCTCCGGCCTCACCGCAAACCCCTCGGTGCGCCTCCCGAACCGTTCCAAGCCGCAATCGTCGTCGTCTTCCTCGACCTCGGGCTTTCTGGGCAGCTTCTTCAAGCGGTTCCGCAAGGGATAAGCCCGCGCCCCGGCATTTCAGGAGTGCATAGCGATGGACGCGACCCTATCTCTCCCGATCACCCCCAGCGGCTTTCGCGTGGCTCTGGACGTCGGGCCCTACCGTTTCCGCGAAATCGGCCTGGCGCTCACGCTCCGGCTCGTTCCGCCCCCCTGGCGCAAGCCCCGGGACGTCGAGCACGCCGAGCAACAGGCGCGGGTCGATCGCCTCGACGGCCGCGGCCCCGGGACCGAGCCCCCCGACTCGGGGCGGCTCCTCGGCCTCTCCGTTCTGACCAAGAAGGACGTTCGACCTTGTGCCGTCAAACAGTAGCGCGGATCAGACCCGTGTATCCCAGCAGTCGGAAGCCTGGGCCTTCCGCCAACGCGGTTGGACGCAAGCCAGGATCGCCGAAAAGCTCGGCGTGAATCAAAGCACCGTCTGCCGTTGGCTCGACACGATCGAGCGGCGAGAACTCGCCCGGCTGAGTAAGCGGGTCGAATCGCAAAAGGTCCGTCAGACGGCGATTCTCGAACTCATCGTCGACGAGTCGTTACAGGCGTGGGACCGCAGCAAGACGCCGCGCAAGCGGGCCAGCAAGAAGACGGCCGGCGGCATCCTCGGCAAGAACGGACAGCCGATCGACGCCACGCAGACCGACGTACAGGACCGCGACGGCGACCCGGCGCACCTGAACACGGCGATGCAAGCCATGAGGGAGGCGCGGCGGCTCTGGGGCCTCGACGCCCCGACGAAGCGTGAGACGAACGACGACGGCGGAAGTATGTCCGTCGCATCGGTAGTGGCCAGGATGAAGGCGAACGCGGCGGGACACGATGCCAAAGGCGGCGACGATCACGGGTGATGCCTGGCTCGATGCGGAGATCGCCCGTTGCGCGTCCGACCCGAACCGTTTCAATGACGTTATCCTCGGCCGCGGGCCCTACTGGTCTCGACAGGTGGAGATTTGCGAAAGCGTGACTCAATACCGACAGACGGCCGTCAAGTCCGGTAACGGGATCGGCAAGACGTACCTACTCGCCGGCCTGGCGTTGTGGGCGTTCTCGTCTCACCCCGGCTGCAAGGTCGTCTTGTCGGCCCCGACCCTCGGCCAGCTCGAGGGCGCCGTCTGGGGCGAGATCGAGACGGGGTACAACAGCGCCGCGGCGAACGGAATGCCCCTCGGCGGCCGGCTCCGACACCTCACCCTCGAGCAAGACGCGGCGTGGCGGCTCGAGTGCTACGGCCAAGGGTCGGTCGCGGCCAAGTCGGGCCGGCACGCACAATACCTTTTCGCGTTCATCGACGAGGCCTCGGGCACGCCCCGCGAAGTCGACGAGGCGATTGACTCCCTCAACCCGTCGTGCATCGTCCGATTCGGCAACCCGCTCTCGCCGGAAGGGAAGTTCTTCGAGGTTTGCGAGCTGAGCGGCGCTAACCCTCACGTCAACGTCTTCAAGGTCCCCTCGCTCGAGTCTCCCCATATCCACCTCGAGCGCTCGCCGCACGGGATGGCCGACGCAACCTGGCTCGAGTCGATGCGCCACGAATACGGCGAAGACTCGATATGGTGGCTCTCGCACATCCTGGCCGAGTTCCCCACCGAGGTATCCGAGGGCCTCTTACGCGGCGAATGGCTCACCCTGGCAAGCCAGACGGTTCACCTTGCCGCGGGTGACCGTTGGCTCGGCGTCGACCTGGGCGAAGGCACCGGGGGCGACCCCTCCGAGCTGGTCGTGAGGGACGACAACGGAGTTTGCACCGACAAGGCTGGCCCGGGTCACGAGTCTTCGAACCGTTGGAGTCTGGAGACGACCGCCGAGCGGGCCGCGGCGATGCGGGAGCGGTTCGACGTCGAGCCGTCGCACGTCGTCTACGACGCGGGGGGCTTGGGCGCCGACTTCGACAACCGATTGCGTTCCGTCGGCATCAACGGGGCTTTCGGCTACAAGGGCGGCAACGCGGGGGGGGGCGGGAAGTTCGCCAACCTCCGCACGGCTTGCCACTGGCGTTTACGACAGCGCCTCAACCCGGCCCAGCAGGTGAGGGGCCTCGAGGGCAAGCGCAAGATTTGGGTGCCACAGAAGCCGTTCAGTATCCCCGCCGAGCTGGTGTCGCGTTACCGCGCCGAGCTGACCGGCATCAAGTATCAACTGATCGGCGATACGATCGCGCTGGAAGACAAGAAGGAGTTTGTAAAGCGGCTCAAGAAGAGCCCGAATTTCCTCGACGCATTGGCGATGACTTACGCTCTCCCCTATCTGTGAAAGGCCACCACATGCCGAAGACGCAAGAGATTGTCGACCGCATCGAGAACGCCGCACAACTCGCGGGGCACGGTTACAGCTTCACGAGGGGCGTCTATAGCACCTCGAACGTTTGCAGCGTAATCCAGTCGCTTCAACGCCTGGTCGACGACATCAAGCGCGACGGTATCGAGGATTTCTCGGAATCCGTCGAGCAGGCCGCGGGACTGGCGGCGCAAGAGGAAGCCGAGCGGCTGAGGCAAGAGTTGAGCATGAGCCGGGCGACCGTCGCCCGGCTCGGCGCGACTGCCGAGCGGCTCACTGCCGAGCGGTCCGCGGCCCGAGTCGAGTCGAAGTATTGGCAGGATGAGGCACACCGCGAGAACGCCGAAATGAACGCCGAGCGCAAACGCCACGGCGTCACGCGGGGGGCCCTCGAAGACGTGATCTCCGAGCGGGACGCGGCCCGCGGCGAGGCCAAGCAACTCGGAAAGCAGCTCGGCATGATGGTCGACGAGAACGAGTCGCTTCGGAAGCGGTTGGCCGAGACGCCCGGCGCGTTTGCGTCGGCCGTCGTCAAGGACGCATTCCCGGTGTACAGCACGTGCGAGCCGTTCGAGCTGAAGCGCTGCGACCTGGCCGACATGCTCAACCTCCCCGACCGGGCCCGCGTCTCGATCCAGATCAACATCCCGCCCGTCGAGCAGAGCGACAACGGCTGAGACGACGACCCACAGAAACCCACACCGAAAACCCCCACTAGTCCACAGAAACCCACACCGCCCGCCGACGACCGCCGGGCGAGACTGACGCGACGACCGCGGCCGACGACAAGGCCCGCGCATGTTCGGTTTCGGTAATTGGGGCTCCGGCGAGCAGGCCGACGACGACGCCGGCTTGAAGCCCAAGACGTTCGACGATTACGAGAAGGTCGTCATGGACGGCTTGCCGCAGGGCGAGCGCACGCGCATGAGCGATGCGTATGCGAACCTCCGCTATGCGAACGGCCATTACGACGACCTCGAGGCCGAGCGCAACGGCCGCGGGCCCATGACGCAGACCTCGGAGCTATGGGACCCGATCCGGCCCGACGGCGACGACACGCGATACGACAAGACCGACTTCACCCTCGCGCAGCCGGTCATGCGGCGCATCGTGGGCAAACTCTCCGAGAACCTCTACAAGCGCAGCCCGACGCGCGAGTTGGCGGATAAGAGCGTCTCCGCGGTCGTGAACGAGATTTACAAGCGGAACGGCATGGCGTCGAAGTGGGCCAGCGCGGATCGCTTTACCGTCGTCGGCGGGGCCGCGGCGTGGCAATTCGCGGGCGATGAAGACCCGGCCTCGCCGGTCAAGATCCACCTTTGGAGCGCCGATCAGGCCGCGGTGTTCACGAGCCCCGAGGATCAAACCCAAGTCGATGCGGTCGTGACGATCGACCGCGTTGACGGGCGCACTCGGGCGAAGCTCTGGACGGAAGACAGGATCGGGTTTTACGTCGTCAAGCGCGACGAGACGCCGGCCGGCAGCACGCGCAAATTCACGAAGGTCTGGGAGAAGGACAACCCTTACCGGCTCCCCGATTCGGCCGACGAGCAGGGGCGGGGGATCATCCCGTTTTCATTCTGCCACTTCAACCCGCCCGACGTCGAATTCACCTGGGACTCGCCCGGGAACAACCTCCGCGAGTTAAACCGCTACATCAATTACGGGTTTGACGACCTGGCCGACGGTATCCGCTATCTGACGAAGCCTATCGGCGTGGCGGAAGGCGTGGCGGCCGATTGGGAAGCGCCCGCGGTGGTCAGACCCGGGATGTTCCTGAATGTCGCGGCGGGCCAGGTCGACGCCGGGGGCAACGGGCCGCAACCGAAGCTCTCGTACCTCGGCGCCGACAATGCCTTTGTCGCGGTCATCTGGTCGCACCTCAACAATTACCTCGACCTCGCAATGGAGCTGGAAGGCGTCCCGCCGAGCACGGTGCGCATGGTGCTCGACGCGCGCTCCGGCGTGTCGATCCTCGCCGAGCAAGCCCCGCTCCTCGGCTGGACCGAATGCCGGCGCCGGCCGTTCGCTCATTACGAGCTGTGCGCGATCCAGCGGCTACTACAGATCACCTCGGCGCACCTCCGCAACCACGGCCAGGACTCGGCGCGGTTCGACGCCGCGGCCCTCGACCCCGGGCTCGCGCTGCACTGGCCGAGGCTCTATGTCGACCTCCCCGGGCCGGAGCGCGACCGGGCCGACGGGACGCGCTTGCAATGGGGGCTCGTCAGCCTCCTCGACATCGTGCAGGAGCGCGACGACTGCACGCGGGAGCAGGCGCTGGACACGCTCAAGCGGGTCAAGGCCGACAACGACGAGTTGACCGCGGCGGGAATCCCCGCGCTCCCGGCGGTGCTCCAGGCGACCGGCCAGGGCCAGCAGGGCGGCGGCTGGGGGCAGCCGCAATTGAGCGGCCCCGGCGGCGGGGGTGAACCCGGCACCGGGGCCGATTCGAGTCTCGATCAACTGGCGAGCGGGGGCCACGCACCGGGCGCCCCGGGCGACGTCGCGGGCGCGGCCGACTCGCTCAGCGGCGAGGGGGGGTGATGTTACGCCGGTTGCAATTCTCGGCGCGGCTTGCGGGCCCGCGGTTTCGACTTGGCCGAGCGCGACACGCCGGCCTTGACGTTCCCCGGCGGCGCCGCACGGGCAAGTTGCTTGGTCATCTGACCAATCCTCGACCCGATCCGGGTGAGGCTCTGCACGAGCCGGCGGGCGCTCGCAATGTCCTCCGCGATCGCCTGGCGCAAGTCGCCCGGCAGCTCGTCGAGCGTCTTCGGCTTGGCTCGCTTCCTCGTCTTCGCGGTCTCTGCCATCGGTCCACCCCCAAGGGCTATTGACTCGGGCCCACGCGGGCCCGCTCATTCCAATGTAACGAAAGGCGTTAACCATGTGCGCGGGAATTAAGGTCGTCCGGCCAAAAAAGGCGACGACGAAGAAGAAGGCCAAGGGCGGCAAGCGCGGGAAGAAGAGGTAAGGCAATGCCAGCGGTCGCAACCCGATCGAAGGCCGTCGCCAAGCTCCAGATGCTTAACGGCCGTCTCGTCTCGAAGAAGAGCAAGACGGGCAACCCCGCGTGTTCGCAAGCCATGAGCCAATGGCAGCGGGCCCGCCACGGCGGCCCCGCCGCGCCGGCCGACGTCTTCAAGATCCTGGGCCTCTGCCGCAAGCAGGCGGCCCAGAACAAGCGCGCGTCCTCGCTCCAGGCGGCCGGCAAGCTCGCCGAGGGGCGCGGCACCTGGCAGCGTTCCGAGGCCGCGGCAAAGCTGATGGCGGCGCGACTC